GTGCTTGTGAAGGTTGGAGATAGACCAAGTGCCGTTGGCATTGTCGTTGACCTCTAGCACAAGGCGAGAACGCACGTTGCTGGGCAGGCGATTGAAGTTGGTAAGGAAACGTTGCGAAACCTCGGCAGGGTCGCCGTCTTGACGGCAGTGAATGTTGAGGGGAGAGCGGTAGTCGTTGGGCAAGTCGAGCAAGTCGAACAGGTCAGCGTGTGAGGCAAGGTCGGTGATGCTGTTGTTGACTGCGGCGGCGTCGTTGCTGGTCAAGGTGATGTACTCTGAAGGGTGAGCAGAGATACGAACGCCAGTGAGCTTGATAGTGCGAGAGATGGCATCGAGAGCGGCGCGAAGGTCGGACCAATTGGGTAAATCTTGCAGACGTAAGTTAACGTCAGGATGGTCAATGACAGGGGTAAGAGAGGATGACAAACGGTATCCAGCAATGCCGCAATTGGCGCAGTATTGGATAGTTGCGTTGGTAACAATAAAATTGTTGAGGATGCGCTCGCTGAGGGTGCGAACAGCGTCGGCGCGAGGCAGCGCAAGGAAACGAGTCAGAGTCATAGTCTGAAACTTGATTCCGCGCTCGGCAAGGACGTTGGAGATGCAGCAAAGTGCGAGTTGCATAGGGTGAGTGAGTCAGATCAATGGCAGCTTGTCAACAGTGCAACTGCTCGATTTTCAAATTAAAACAATTAGATGGGAACTTGTATCGGTCTCCTCTTGGATCGGGATCAAAGTCGCCGCCCTTGAAGAATGTAGCCTGCTCAAAGAAATCGCTCTTCTTAATGTAGCCAAGAATCCAGCCTCTGCTGTAGTCGCCAAAGATGCTGGTGAACAGGTAGTAATCGCATTTCTGCTTGGTGTTGTATTCTTTTACTGTGCAGTTGTGCCAAGGCTGCGGTACAACGTTGCGCTCCTTGGATTTAATTTCAAATAAAAATAACTTGGGGGAGATCCAGTCGAAATCGAAGCTCATATCGGATACGATTCGCCCGCCCCAAGTCTTCTGAACCATCAGATCAGAGAGCGCGGCTATCTTGGTTCCGTGATTATTTGTGTCCGAATTGTTCAAAATTGGAACTTGCGCGGCTCTTTCCAAAGCCTCGCTAATCATATCATTACTTATTTGAACCTCGATCATTCCTTTTTGAATTGGTAAAAGTAGTCCCAGTTGTCTTCTGCGACCCATTTACCCTCTCCTTCGCAGGAGAATTCCTTTGTAAATACCTTCCAGTCAGGTTTGTCAAGCTTTTTAGAAATAAAAGCGCCGCCATCTTTCCAAGTCAGTCGGTTGTTTGGCTGTAGGAATAACTGATTAACCGGATCACCTTTCTTGTTCTGTAGCCCCCAAATTAAATGTCCGCACTTGTGACCTCCAGCCATTTCAGAATAACCGTAAGCTGCGTCGGGGTTATCGTGCCAGTCTATTGTGAATAGATATTTGCCCTCAATCCATTCACGATTCTTCAACTGCACTTCAACAGAAGCGTTCTTGTGGTACTCGTATCTGGTAACAGAAAGGGTGTTGGAGTAGCAGTCCCAAAGCTGTAACCAATCAAGCTCAAACTTGGAGTGTTCTGGGTCTTTAACCAGATAATGAATCGGCACTCTGTCGTGTCTTGACCCAAGCTCCGTCATAATCTGGAACATTAGGCATCTTCTGGTTAAGGAAGTGATGCCGAATACTTCGCAGGGAATGTATTCTGTATTTTTATTAGTATTATTGTACAGGAAGTCGCTTTTGAGGTAAGCGAAGAAAGTTGGGATGTTTGAGTTAAGATACGGCATTTGTCACTTCCAACCCCACAAGAAATCTTGTCCACGGCCCAGTTTTATATGAGTATTGATAAAATTTTTAGATCTTACAAACTGCACGAATGCAACCCTTTCTTTTTGGCTAAAGCCGTGAAGCTCAAAAAAAACTTTTGATATCTTAGCCCAAACTTCATTGCTGACATTCTTAAAAGCAGACCTTTCTGCTCCTTCTATATCGACTTTCATATAATCTATTTTAACTATTTTATTATCTTTAAAGAAATCATCCAATGTAATAGATTTTATAGGTCTAAACTCGTTGTTGCTGGGCCATTTAGAAATCATTATCTCTCCAGCCTCGCAGGCAATAGCAACGTTCTCTAGTGTCCAGTTAGACCGTTTATTTTTTTCTAGTGCTTGAAACACATCTGGATCTGGTTCAATTGCATATATTTTATGCGCCCCGCACGACTCAGCCCTAATAGAAGACATTCCAATATTTGCTCCAATATCTAAGAAAATGTCGCCATATTCTACTCCTGGTCCAAATTGATTTAATTCGTTGTGTATTAAATTTCCCCAAGCCATAGCGCCTTCCCAGCCGTACCTTGAGTAAAGGTCTAACGCAGAACCAGAAGTGTCCCATTGGCTTATATCTACTAGCTTATTATCCTTGGAGTAGAAGCTCTTTCTCATTTAAGGTTGATATTTTTAGACTTATTTGCCTTTTTTGGATTCTTGTTTTTAACAAAGGTTTCCATCTGCTCAACAGTCATAATGTCGAGTTCGGTCGTAATGTACTTGTAAAAGTCAGGGAAGCATTCCTTTAGCATCTTGAGGTTAACGACGCTAGAGTCCATTGAGGGACGATTAAATGAATTGTAAAGAATTCTAATCGCTGACTCGTCCCCTTTGATCACGGACTGACGAAGCTCTGGAGAGAGGAAGAAAGAAATAAAGCACTCCTGTAAGCTGTTGGTGATCATCTTGACTCCAACTTCGTACTGCTCCTGTTGGGAAAAGAACATATCGATTGGGATATTCCAAGCTAGCATTGGGGTATCCTCGTAGTGAATAAAGATTTTAATATTCTTTTCTTTGATCTCGGCCCAGACAACTTCTCCAAGATAACTGTGGCAAACCTTAAAGAATTCTGCGATGTTATCTCGGATTGCATCGTCCGCTTCTAGCTTTGACATTTCACTGGCGGCAATTCTCGTCGTGTCGATTATCGCCTTTTTGAAGTTTTTTCGAGTGATCTTGCGATCAAGAAGTGCTTCAAAGTCGCTTTTGACTTTCAAAAACTCTTCGTAAACCTTGTCTTCCTGCTCTTTTAACGTCATCATTGTTGGTCTTCGTGCTTATCAAAATATGGTAAAATATCTTTGGTGATTTTTAACAGCCATCCACAAGAAGTTTGCCAGTGTTCGATGTCACTGCTCCACATATCCTTCATTCGGCTGACAATCCGAATGGAATCATCCTTGTAGAGAATAATTTGCTGTCCGCTGGCGCCATAGATCAACTGATCGCCAAAGACATTGACGGTGGTATTTATTTTGTATCTCATTGTTGTAAAATAAGTCTGACTTGGCAAAGGTAGGCTTCTGGATTAACGGACAACCAGCCTTTGATTTCAAGCTCTTGCGTAAAGAAATTAGTTTCGTTGACTTGGATTTCTCCTTCAATACCCATTTCCGGCACTGAGATTAAAATATAATTATTATTTGTAATAACCTTTGCCTTTGACAAGAGATCGATCTCATACTGCTTTTTGACATCGACTCCGAGATGCTTTGCTGACTTTGGGGTCAGTTCTATTCTTCCTTTAAATTTCATACGAGAAAATCTTTTATTTGCTTAATTGCTGTTCGTTTTTCATCTATTGCCTGATCAAAGAATGTTTGTTGATACATCAGGTTTGCTTGAAAAGCAAGAGATTCTGCGTACTTAACTACGCCATCCTTCAGTTTTTCGTTGTCGATGATCAGGCGCTCGGGAATGGTATAGCCGCACTTTTGAATAGTATTGGCGCAGTCAGCGTCAAAAAGCATAACCACATCCGCCATCAAAGCCTCGTAAAAGCGATTCGCAAGAAATGCATAGTTCTTGTGGGTATGCTCGTCCTCCATATAAATGGAGTATTTGAACTTACGAAGATCCTCGTTATTCTTTTGCCACTCAAGCTTGGGCATATAGTTGCAGTTGCAGCCAAGGGCTTGGAATTTTTTCCAATTCTTATTTGAAGCAGAAAGAAACACTCCCTCGGTCAGGAACTTCTTGAATGACTCGGCTCGCCACTTGCGGTAGGTGCCGTAATAAATAATACCATTCTTTTGTGAGTGGTCAACAGGAGTTCTGTTCTCGTCCATAATCAACGAGTTCAAATTAACAGTCAGCCACTTATTGATAAAGTCATTAAGTTTCTTATTTGCAATGTTCTTGTTCAAAATCCAGTGACGGTAGCCTTCTCTGGGATTGTTGCAAATCATATCGTAGGTCAGGCCCATATTGATGATGCCCCAGCGCAGAAGCTGGTTATCCTCGATATCGTGATCGTTTACAAGCCAGATATACCTTGCCTTGGGGTTCTTCTCAAGAACCTGACGATAAGGTACGTGCGGCATATACGGCGAAGCGTAGCAGCAGATGATGATGTCGTACTGCTTCTTTAGTACTTCTGGTAGGAAGTACTCGCCGTCAAGAAGATCGGCGCCCAGAGCTTTCTTTAAAATAAGACTATTACGGCAATGGACAATCGAAGTGTCACTGTAATCTTCTGCAAGCGGTTTTCGCTTGCTGGTAGCTTCAATAATTAAAATATTCATTAGATTGAGTTTAAGTATCTGAGATAGTCTTGCTTGGATTGTAATTCAGTTCTGTAGGGTCCATAGCAAAGCACTTTGCCTTCACCCCAGAAGTACCAGCCGATACCACCCCAACCCGCAGCACGCGCCGCGTCTTTGCATTCAAAGCTGTCTTCATAAAGGAAAGCAGTCGTAGAATCGCACCAGCACTGGCACTTACCGGGGCGAACGACTTCTAGTCCACAATGTTCTCCCATCTCGCACTTTGCCCAACTGCTGCCGAATCCGTCAGAAATGATATTTTCAGGCTTTTTGGAATTGTCCTTGTTCATCAGAATAATAAATCTCCTTAAAGTTAACGTCATTGAGAAGCTTTTGGCAGTGTCTGCACGGTTTACCCATAGCAACCTTATCGTTCCTGTCAATACGAAACGTAACTAGCGTGTGCCTTGAATGGTCGATATTTCCAGACTTAATCACCGCGCAAGCCTCTGCGTGTAAACCACTTCCGTCAAAATAACCATACTTTTGATTGATCGGGTGCGATTTTTTAGAGTTGCGCCCGATAGAAACTATTTTGCTTTTATTTAAAATGAACGCAAAGTGCCTACACCGCAACTCGATATCGTCATAGATGATAAGGTTTCTGGCAAGACTCACCAGTCTGTTTAAATTCATTGCTATGAATTTAAGCGATCAGCAAATGTTTGTCAAGCCTTTTCGTTTGAAATTACTAAATAAAGGTAATTTTCGTTACAAATTTTTTCAAATCCAACTAATTTTAAAAATCTAACATAGGCTCCAAATTTTTTTCTTTTTTTCAAAACGTGAGCATAAATAATTTCAAATGGCATTTGTTTTAATTTATTTAAAAATGTATCGTACATTTCTTGAGTTTGAATAACTCTAGGATTTGAAAAAGCGTATAGAAAATCAGCGCTTTTACTGGTTTTAGCCTTAAAGATAAAGGCTGCAAATATTTTATTATTAGAACGAAAGACAAAAGAAAATCTAGTATTTTCTTGTAAATTTTTGCTAACTTCTTGTAAAAAGGTCGATGGAGAGGAAAAAAGGCTGACTCCAAAAGAAGACTGTGCTTCAACTGCCATTTTTAATACCTCTGGAATGTCTGCTAGATACATTCTAGTGACCTCAAAAGAATCTATTTTTATCTGGTTTTTGGGGTCCATTGGTGTAATATAATCTAAAGGTAAAAGGAAATGTCAAGGGAGTCTAGTCAAAAAGTAAATTCTGAATTGTTTTCATTAGAGCCAACCGCTCTTTTGGAATTTTTTATTATTCACTACAACTATGTCGAAAGGCCGGACGATAAACTTTACATTCACGGCGGAACTAATGGAATAAACGGCTCAATATATTGGCAAGGGGTTGAGTATCTCCCTTTCCCAATTCAAAGTTCAGAGTTTGAAACTAAGGGTGATGGCAGTTTGCCAAGACCAAAGTTGGCAGTTTCTAATCAAGATTTTTTTATATCTAATTTAATTAGAAGGTATAATAATCTAGTTGGGGCTAAAGTTGTTAGAAAACGAACTTTTGTAAAATTTCTTGACAATATTAATTTTGCAGAAGGTAAGAATCCATATGGGTCAGCTGATCCTAATGCTGGACTAGAAGATCAGGTATTTTTTATCTTGAGGAGAGAGAGCGAAAATAGGGCAATGGTTGAATTTGAATTAGCCTCACCATTAGAAATTGAAAATGTGACATTTCCAAGGAGAACAGTTATGGCGAGATACTGTTCTTTTCATTATCGAGGCAACGGGTGTAGATATATGGGGCCACCAGTTGCTGATGATAACGATAGGCCTTTATCTTTACCAACAGATTTTACTCAAGGTTTATTAATAAGAAGGCACTATACGGGTGCTGGATCAAGCAACCCAAATGATACATCTGGGCTAACAAGCATAATCGCCTCTTCAAGTTTTTCTTCTGAAGCTCTAATCGACACTACGACCATACCTGATGGAGATGGCACTGCGACAGAATTTGTTGGTTATTTTAAAGTAGATTATGGACAGGGTGGCCAATATTCCTTCGGTCTTGATATGGACGACTCTGCGGATTTTTTTGTGAAAGGCCAACTTGTCGCACATAATTATCAGGGAGGAGCTATGAATGCTAATGAAAGCCCTCCGATTCTTAACCCTAAAGGATTTTCTTCTTCGATGACTTTGGGAGAAGGTTATCATAGAATCGTAATAAGGCACCACGAATCTGCTGGGTCGCAAGGCTTGATTGCTTATTATAAAGTTCCAAACTCCACCTCTTGGACAGTGATCCCATCTTCTAGATTTTCTTACGATCTGACAGAGTTTCGATCTTTGGGTTCTGGTCAAAGATTTTTTACAACATTGTCTATAACAAAATCTACCGCTTTAGACAATTCAACTGTTCAAGGTGAAACTTTCCAAGGAAGATGGGAAAATAACAAGGCCTATAAAACTGGAGATTATGTATACATAGATAATCAAAATGTCAAAGTTTCAAAAAGAGACTGTAATGCCTCTCCAAATTGGCAACCCTTATCGGTATTTTACTTTTGTATTAAGAACCACTCTTCGTCAATGTCTAGGTTTCCAACTTTAAGTAAAGAGCATTGGGTTGCAGACCAATGCTCAAGAACCTTGAAAGGATGCAGATTAAGATTTGGGAGAAGCGGCTATTTGCCTTTCGGCGGATTCCCTGGAACAGAAGAGTATCCAATTTCTATGTAATGAACTCGATAATTGAACACGCTAACTCATCAGAGCAAGAGGTTTGTGGCTTTGTAATTGTAGAGGATGGGGTGCTGAAATCAGAACCAGCGCAAAATATTTCAATTTTTAAAAATGATATATTTGAAATTCATCCATTGGAAATTGTACAAAAAATAAAAAGCGGTAAATTAGCGGCAATTTATCACACTCATCCAATTTCGACTGAAAAAGAATCTAAATTTGATAGATTCAACTGTGAAAATTCCTGTATTCCATTTGTAATCTATAGCAAACAGAGTCAAAAATTTAATTTATTACTTCCAAAAACAATTCAAGTTAAAAAAGAATATGCGGCAATGTTAAAGGAGCGTTATGACTAGTATTTATCTGCACGGAGAACTGAGAAATAAATTTGGATCAGAATTTAAATTTAAAGTAAATTCTGCAAAGGAGGCTTTGCAAGCTATCAATGCAAATAGAAGAGGATTTTTAAACGAAACTAAAAAGCTTGCCGTAAAGGGCGTTCATTATAGAGTTATTGTTGATGATTATATAATTATTAATCCAAAAGAAGCTGAAATTAAAAAAATTCCAAAAGAAATTCATATAGTTCCAATCGTGTGGGGCGCTGGGACAGGTATTGAAACAGCTATATGGTATGCATTGATGGACTTGGGTCTTGAAGTAGCAACAGCAGAACTGATAATGTCAACAATGTATTACGTGGCTGTCGCTGCGGTTACTGCTGGAGTAATGATGATGCTTTATCCGCAACCAAAACCAGACTTTAATCAAGAAGTTATGGCCGGATCAAAATCTTATCTATTTGGCAACAAACCAAATAACACGGCTCAAGGTCAGGCTGTTCCAGTTGGTTATGGAAGATTGAAAATAGCGGGGTCTCAGATTAGCGCTGGCATATCCCACCATCCACTAAACTTGGATGTTAAACAGTTTATGACTCCAGCTGATAAGCCTATTAATGATTATACACTTCTGGAGTTCGAAAACGAATCTCCTGACTCAACTGATGGACTTTTCCAAAATTCTTTTTCAACTGATCAAGCGGCTAATATAGATGAAAGTATTTCATTCGCCTCGGCAACGATTGTAAACTCTTATATAGACATAACTTCAAAAAATGCATATAAAGTCACAAGCGCTCCAGTTGAAGTAGTTGTAAAAAGAGATGGAGAAATAGTTTCGAATGTTAATTTGGATTCTTATGATGAAGATATTGAGTATGAATGGAGTATTGTTGAGTCTGAAGGTCCAAGAATTTTACAGCCCCCAGCAATAAAGATTGAGAAACCCTATGCTTTTGAAAATGGTTTAGTTTTTAGGACTTACCATCCAAAAGATTATGGACTAAGAACTTATTACGAAAATGTTGCAAGCACTGGCGCTGGATACTTTGTATCATATAGATCTGGAGAGCTAGTAAAATTTGGCCCATCTCAATTTGAGCAATTGCGAATTGGAGATTGGGATTTTTCAGAGAGATATTATAGTGGTCAGGTGGTCAAATATACTACTGGAACCCAAACAGATGTATATTTTCAAACATTTGTTACAGGAACAGGTGGTTTATTTTTAGGTTTTGACGGCTTAAATGAAGCAGTATTAACTAATCCAACGGGTTCAAATGGAGCGGTTAGAGAACAGTTTTGGAAAAAAATAACTGTCCCATTAGAAGAGCGCATCTACAAGGTTTTGCAGAATAATTCTGGACAGCTTCCATCCACTGGAGTTAACTTTTCCGGCAATCTGCCTTACTGGACTGGAATCTCATCAATAGACACAAAAATACAATTTGATGAGTTGTTGAGTGGAATGCCTAACTATAAAAAAGAGGGCGTTTATCAGGGGATAATTGAAGCGGCTAATGAGCAGCGCGCAATTCGTAGTAATACAAATGTTGATAACTATGCGATGGAATTTATGGGTTACTTGTATATTCCAGTTGTTGAAGGTTTAAAGAGACAAGTTCCAGACGCTTCAAACGGTGTAATGTATGAAATTTTAAAAGTAGGAGATACTGGTCAGTGGAGCGGCATAGGATTAACGGGGGCTGGAGGAATCGCGATTCCTCCAAAAAGAGGGGTCACATTTGTAAAAAATTCTACTCAAAGCACTGGAGACGGTGTTGTTTATCCCGTTGTTAAATATAATTTTAAAATAGATTCTGATGATGCGGCTGATTTATATATTGATGGGCAATCTGCTAGCACTTGGTATGGGAATCACGGTTTTGTTAATCCAACAACTAATGCACAAATTACCGGAATGCCATCTACCAGCGGAGAGATCTTATTAACTGCTGGTTATCACCATATATATGGAAGATTTCAAGATGTAATTGGTGGAGATGGCATAAGCTTTTATTATCAATACGACACTAACTGGGATGGATCTTATTCTGATTTTGTCACTATACCAAGTGAATCATTAAAATATCGTCCAATTTCTGATATGAATTATGCCGAAAGTAAGTTTATGCCCAGATCTTGGCAGATTCCAGTAGCTAATATGAAAAGTGGACAGCAGTATAAGATAGTAAATATCGGCACAACAACAAACTGGGGAAGTTTTGGCGCAAGTTCTCCTAGAATCGGAACAGTTTTTACAAAAACAAATAACACTCCTGCAAATGGAAATGGTTTTGTGTTTGAAGATTTGTATAATTATGCAGAGTCAAAGTCTTCAGAAGCAAACAGGGTGGTGCAGTTTTCAGCCGAAAGACCGAAAATAAATGGAATATACAGTAATGGTTATTCTTCTTTTTCAGCTAATTATAACTGTAAAGTAACACTAGACGGGATAACGCTAACAACTTCTCCAGTGAGAATTAAAATTAAAATGTTAGAAACGGATATGTCTTTTGCTAATCTGACGACAGCTACCTTGCCTATCGAAAACTATAAAACATAATGAAAATTTTAAATAAATATAGATTCATTAGAGGTAAAGGAAAAGGTGGGGACGCTCCAATTCCAAGACTAACTCCACCTCCAGATAGTCAAAATTTTTTAAAATCTATATCTATTTCTGATGCCGTTGACGCCCTATGCGAAGGCCCGATTTACGGACTTGTTGATCAATTTGGAAGAAAAGTCTATGGATTAGATATGTTAAAAGGAGTTTATTTAAATAAAGTGCCCGTTATGAATAATATCGGACAATATAATTATAGAAATATTTTGATGGAAATAAATTTGGGAACGGAAAATCAAAAACCATTGAGTAATTTTAATCACGTTTATATTTCTAAAAATTCTAATTTCAAGCTTTTAGGTCCGGTAGATCCAAATGATCAAGATATTAGACCTAATGGCAGCGAACTTTCAAATCCAAATGTAACACCTGAAAATTTTACTAAATGGGCAAAAGGATCTGGCTGGCCAGATATGCCGCAAGATCCGTTCGTATTTGTTCATCATATTAGAAATGCAGATGTATCAAAATTAAAAGTAGGGCTTATGATCGATCAGTTGTTTGACACTGTATCAGAAGGATCTGCTAAAGGTGAGGCTGGAAAAATGGGCCATCAAAAAAGGGCTGCCGTTGAATTATTGTTAAAATATGGAGTTGAAGGATCTTCTCAAGTTTTCGAAAAGCGGGTAATTATAGACGGGATTGTAACATCTCCTTATGCTTATATGATTGATGAAAGCTCTTCAAGCTTCAGCTATGCGAATGCAGGCTCAAGACCTCCAACTAATGGCACCCCAGGAGGTACACCGCCACCTAACAGAAATGTTGGCAGCGGTTTCCCCGCTCCAGGCGGTCCATTTAATGACTTGTGGATATTCAATCCATTACCAGTCCCAGAAAATCCGGTTGCGATAGGTGCGTTTTAATCTTCTATTAAAATAATTCAATGCCCTTACCACAAACATACGAAGAATTTTTAGCTAAAAGAATAAATTCAAGAAATTATTCTGATATTTTGCCAATTATATACGCCCTTAGAAAAAGACAAGATGCTGAATATATTCCGCCAGCGTTTGATAGAATCGTATATTCGGCTCTGCCAGTAGGCCAAAGTTCTACCTCTGCGATATTTAATTCTTTATCTGGTTCAACTTTTAACAGGGGTACAGCCATAACTCTATCTGGAACTGCAACTTATAAACTCGTAAGTGGAGCTAGCGTTTTGGCTATAAAGCCAGCGATAAAAATTATTGCACAAATTGATATAGCAAGAAGTGCTCCTCCAGATAGTCTTCCCGCATATCAGGTAGAATGTAAAGCTTCTGAAATAAATGATGATGGAACATTCAGTTTTGCGATTCCAGCTGAAATTACTTCAAGGCTTTCTCTTGGTGTGCATCGAGTTTACATAGACGCTCATTCTCCAGATAATCCATCAGTTCGTCTAACTGCATCTGGCGCTACTAATGACGAAAGAGAGTTTACAATAATAGCTTAGAATTTAATATAATTATATGTCAATTGATAACCTACCGAGTAAGGAAGGAATTACTTTGCCTCCATCTGTTGATGGTAGGGATCGTTTTTTGACTATTCAAAGAACTTCTGCGGAAACTGTCAGCCCATTAGTTAAAAAGAGTATCGGCGTAGATGCTATTTATGAAATTATTGATAGAAATTTTTCATATCCCCTGACGGCCCATATTGGATTAAAGTTTGATTCAAGAACGTTTGCCAATGTTCCTGCAAGAGAATACGACGTAAAGATGAAGAAGGTTAAAGTTCCTTCTAATTATTTTCCTTTGGGCGGTAATGGATTAGATCGTCGTTATGTTTATTCAAGTCCAAACTATCAAGGTAACCCGACTACGCTTGATGTAATCTTTTTGATAGATCAAAATATGAATTTTGCGATGAGGTCTTTGATAAAAAGAAACCTAAGAGAGTTTTTGGCAAAATTAATTTCTGGCTATACCAATATAAGAGCTTCAATTTGGCAAACTGCTGCTGAAGGAACAGATACAATTGTAAATGAAAAAACACAAGAAACAATAAAAAATTTTACATACTTTGAAACAGATTTGTTTTTTGAACTAGAGGTTCCAGACTCAACAGGCGCGAATCAGACAAACTTGCATAAAAGACTAATGGACGCTTTGGCTGACAACAAGCAATTGAGTCCAGCTGTTGACCCCGCAGAAACCGCTATAGCAAATTTCTTTTTAAGAAAAAGCCAATTTAGTTTAACCGATGAAGTAGGAACAAAGTCAGAAGATTATACCTTAGAAAGAATTTGGAAAAATACAGTTAGAAAAGTTATTTATTTTTCTGGATCGACCCCAGAAATAATGCAGCCATCTACTTATCAAGTTTTGCTTAACCACGCTAGAGAAAACTGCATACAATTATATTATTTTTACGCAGATGCACAATTTTCTGGCACAAGAACACTTAGAGAGCTTAGTGACGATAGCGGTGGCGGCTCTTTTAATATGCAGCATGACTCTGATATTAAGCTGCAACAGTTTTGCACGAACAATTTTTACGATAGCAATAGAATATATTACGGCGATTGGGATGGAACTTTCAAAATCGCGTGGACAGATAATCCTGCTTGGGTTCTTTATGATATTCTTACTGATGTTAATTACGGTTTGGGCAACTACATAGATCTGTACTCTATAGATAAGTGGACGCTTTATGATATTGGCAGATACTGTGATGCTGTTGATGATAATGGTAAATTTGTAGGAGTTCCAGATGGCAAAGGTGGTCTTGAGCCAAGATACACCTGTAATATTATGTTTTACAATAAGGACGAAGCGTTTAAGGTCGTTCAAGAAATTGCCACTACTTTCAAGGGAATAATATATTGGAGTACCGAAGGATTTTCTTTCTTTGCAGATCGTCCTAAACAGCCTGTTATGTTTTTTGGCAACTCTAATGTAAAAGATGGTATATTTAATTATAGCGAGGTTGCAAAAAATAAGCGTTTTACAAGTGTTGAAGTTGTTTATAATGACAAATATGATGACTTTAAAACAAAAATGGAATTGATTGAAGATCCAGATGGCATTAGAAAATTTGGCTTAAATCCATTCAAAGTAAATGCTGCTGGCTGCACTTCAAGATCTGAAGCTAGAAGAATTGGAAGATATATTTTATTTGGGGCAATGTTTGAGTCTGACGCTATTACTTTTACCGCCGGTCTTGAAGCTGCGTATCTTCAGCCTGGTGATATATTTGCTGTCAGCGATGAGGTAAGAAATGTTGGGAAAACATTTGGGAGGGTAATAAACGTTCAACAACAAGTAGAATATATATCTAAGGAAATGGTTATAGGCATTCCAGGGCAGCCAGGATCGTTACAGGGCGAAGATGTTTGGCTGGACAGAATAGTTATTGACGGAAAAATTGAAAATGGTTTAGCTTCTGGAATTTATATTCATGTTCCATCTGGTAGTTATTCAGTTTCAGACTTAAATAATTTAACCGGAGCAGATGGTAATTTTTCTGGAAATCTTGATCACATAAGGTCAAGAAGACAGTCGCAAGTTAAAAAATATAACATACACAAAATAACAGCATCAGAATCATATGGGCATGATTATACAGATGTTCTTGTGAGAGGGGAGTTTTTGGGGCTTTCTGCAAAAACGGAAGTTTATCCAGTTGTAGGTAGAATTTCTGGTGCAGGGGCTATAACCGGAGAAACAGTGCTCACTGGATTAGTTTATAAATTTCCTCCTCAAACAGTATTTGAAGGCAATCCAATAACAGATTCAATAAAATACCAAAATGTTGTAGATGTATTCTCTGCAAATGATATAGATATTACATTTTCAGGCTCAGGTGGAACTGGGCAAATAATAGATACTATACCAAATTGGACGGCGGATATTGAATTTTCATCTTCTTCAAATAGCACGCTGAGAATAAATAATACTTTAACTGGTGTTTCTAGCTCTAATGAAATTAGAATGTTTAGAATTTCATCTTTGGGGGCTGTCGAGGCGTCTGGAACATTAACTAATTTAAATGAATTTTGGACAAATACCGTTCATACAGGAGTTGGTTCAAATAATGGAGATGTCCTTATTGTTTATACAAGAGGAAATCAAATAAGTAATTCTTTTTCTCCAGACTCAGTATGGTCTACGGGAGCCGCAGCGACTGAAATTTATCAAATTGGAGACGATATTTCTTCAACCTCATCTAGTTTTGGATACGCTGCTGCCTTTGTAAAAGGCGGCTACAGAATATTAGAAAGAGCTTCCAAAGGTAGTTCTGAAACTGGTAAAATCAGATTTGCCTATAGAGATTTGTTAGCTTATTCTAGACTGCGCCCTTTCTATACAATAATGCAAGCTGACGTTGGAAATAGGCAGGAGTCTGCTTTTGCAGAATGGACAACTGCAACGGCTTATTCAATAGGTAATAAGGTAAAAGTTACCAACGGGGGAGTTTCTGTCCCATATGTTTGTACAAGGTCTCATACGTCTTCTACTTTTTCTACTGATTATAATTCTTCAAATAGTGCGGCATCAAAATGGGCCATTGGAAATAACGAAGGCTATTCAACAGTAGGTTTTCCAAAAGATTTTTATGGGACTGGTAAGGTTTATATAGATCAAACTTTAACTGCGTCCCACATATCAGGAGCTTTTAAGGATATTGGCATTGATGTCTACGTAGGAAACGGATCTATAGGACAGAGTAATATCGCGCAGCTTCCAGAATCTAGCGGTCTTGGATATAGCGGTTTAGTTTATGGCACCGGATTTCCAAGGGGATTTTATGATTTATCAATTAATAAAAATCCTACAAATACGGATAGAATACCACCCGGTAGTCTTTATGTTTTGAGTGGATCAGGCGTTGAGCCTCAACTCTACAAAACGATAGGGGTAAAAGAAGATGAGGCTAATCTTTATTCAATCGCTGCTGTAGAATTTTATCCAAATAAAGAAGAGTTTATTGAAAAAGATATTTTAAATACATCTCCATCTGTTTATGTCCAATCGCCATTTGACAAAGTTATAAAGCCTAATGGAGTTTCTATAACATCAACTGGTCTCACGTATGATGGCGCGGTTCCCACTGGAATAAATATTTCTTGGTCAGCAAGTACAAGCCCAATTTTAGGATACAAGATTTATGTATCTAGGCCAGACTACTCTACCCCAGCAGAAGGAGATTCAATATCTGAACCTTATACAACAGCGTCAGGTGTCACTTCTTTAAGTATTCCAATAAATCGAATCTGGGGCCAATATGATATTGATGTTTATGCTCAAGGTCTTATATATAAATTTTTATCAGATTCTCGTGGGAATACTGGAATTATGGTTTTGCCAAGCCCAACCCTAAGCGGCTCTGGTGCTGGAGGCTTGTTTCCAATAACATCTACAATTCCCACAGGATTTACTATTGATACTGCTGATACAAATAGCATCTTGTATAAAATATCTAATGCTGCTGGAATTGGTGTTTCTGGTAATGGCAATGGAAACTTTACTTCAAAAAATCTAACTTTTAGATGGAAATATGTTGATCCAACTGGCGGGATTATTGATTCTGTAGAAAGAATGTTGGAAAATCCATTTATTGACTTGCCACCTAAAGTATCTGTACAGGTGCTTGATGAAGCATATCAGCCATTAACTCCCCTCATAGAGCCTTATGATAAATTCTCTCTTTCTATTTCTGAAACAGATAATAAAAGGCTAGTAAGTAGAGAGGCGTCGGATTTGAGAAATGTCCTTCCTTCAAGAAATTTAGGGCTTAGAGTCGTTGTAACAGATAACACTAGTCAGAGCAAAACTGGAACATTTATGGCTTATAATGTTAAGCCGTCATATTCTAGAATAGATGTTATTGATTCTTATCAGAATTCTCCTTACTATATTCTTTCTGGATATTATGGAAATGTATCTAAGACTGGAATAGCTGTTTGGGGAAGTGGAGCGGACGGTATTTTAGGTTCAGGATTAAGAAGAACGCCAAGTAATAATCTCCTCAGAAGCGAAGATCCAAATACAGAAATTATGTTTTCGCATATTTCTGGAGCATTTAAGCATGCTACATATTTAGATGGCTCTACTTATAGGACTGGCATAAACATAACATATATAGGAGGCGGCAGCGATGACTGGAGAGGTTATGTTTATTCTTATAATGATTTAATCACAAATTACGAAAGGTATGGTAAAGATACAGTGATAGAAGTTTGGGGCGCTGATCATTATAACCAATACGGCTTTAAGGAAGGAAGAGAAGTGCCAAAAATAGCAGTAAATACTTTGGGTGTAGCAGATCTTTCGCAAATTCCAGTTAATAAAACTGGATTTTCTGGAGTTACATTTACGGTCTTAACAGAAGAAGTTTCAAAGGGAGAAATAAAATTTAACTGCTATTCTCCTTTTTCAAATAAAGATGTTTGGTCGGTTGATGTTTATACTGGACTCTCTGGATCATTTGTCGCTGACACAGTTAACAATACAAATTTATATAAATATAATCCAATCTATAAAACTAGATCCTATATGAACGAACTTAGAGTATCAAATGATTTACAAACTGGAGTTTGGTACTACTTTAGATTTATTCCTTGGGATGATTTTGGACCAGGTGTCCTCTCTGATGTAGTTAGCGGCTATTTAGAGGAAGCTCCAATACAAAGAGCATCCAGACAAATAGAAAGAACTACATTTAATGGAGGTAGAAATGAAAATGAAGAATTTGTCCCAACAACTGCTAGTTTAACAAAAGACTATAAATATAAAATAATTGAACTTGGGACATCAATAAATTGGAGCGACATAGGCTGTAACACAAGCCCAGCTGTTGGAGTAGAATTTATTTATAATGGAACTGCTGTTTCAGGCTCTGGCGGCAAAGTAAAAAGAGTAGAAATAATAACTCCACTTACAGAAGAAAATTTAAATACTACTATCTTAGCTGATACAGCAAGTGCTTCAACATTAAGTCTTCCAGCAGCAGTTGATGAAGGGTCAACCGCTTCAATTATTAATGCGGGCGACAAAGATATTTATATTCAAGATGCGGACGGCAAAGAAATATCTGTTATTCGCCCTGGTGAAAGAAGCGATATAATTAGAGCAGATGGAGAATGGTACGATCCAAGAGGCGATAGCCTATTTCTTGAAAGATAATTAAAGTTTTATATCAAATACTGATTCATCAATCTTGCTATCTACTCCCTTAACATAGGATGAGATCTCAGTCTCCTGCGGGGCAACTTGAATCTTCTTGCTATCATAGAAACTGTCAAGCCAACCAGCTAGCGGATTAGACTTAGTATTATAAATTCTTTTATAACCCATTGATGTTAGTCTATTGTCGGCAAGCCACTCAACATAGTGCTTGAGTGAATCAGAGGTAAGGCCCACAAGGTTGCCCTTAGAGAACAAGTAGTCGGCCCAGTCTTTTTCTGACTCAACCGCCATCTTATAAGCTTCGTAGATACGGTCTTCATTCTTCTTGACAATGTCTTGAAAGCCTTCCTTGGGTTGATCGCGTAGAATCTTTAGGATATTGTGGCTGATGGCAACGTGCAGATTCTCATCTCGCGAAATAAGATTGATAATCTTTGCGTTACCCTCCATCTTTCCGCGATAACCAAAGTAGAACGAGCAAGCAAACGAAACATAGAATGTGACGCCTTCTGTGATTTGGGTGGCCAGCAGAGCCTCAAAGATCTGCTGACGAGGATCGTCGCTCTTAGTATTCAGCAGGGCGTCATAGCGATTTGAAATAGCCTGCGCTCGTTTAACGATCTCCTTATCCTCTAAAATAGAATCAAAGAACTTAGTGGCATCTGGGTGAACGTTTTGCAGGATGTATGTATAGCTGTTGCTATGAACGGTCTCAAAGAATGACCAGACATTCATACAAATCTCAAGCTCTGGGTTACTTACGTACTTAGAGAGAGAATTGATGCTGCGACTCAACATAGAGTCGGTCATTGTCTGAAAGCGCAGATTGCTATCGAAAACAAACTTCTCTTCGGGAGAGAGTGTCTTGTAGTCTGCGGCATCCTTAGTAAGATTCACCTCCTGTGGACGCCAGAAGAAGTTAATCTGCTGGTCGTACAGTTCGTAAAACTTGGGATACTTCAGGCGGTCATACCGCTGAATAGCCAAGTCTTCGCCAAGAAAGAGGGGCTGTTTAAGAGAGTCGAGGTTGACTGTATTCAGTACGGTTTTCATAATTATTACATTAAGTTTCTTCTACGGTCGTGATTTCCACCCAAATGATGAGGCCTATTTGTTTCCTGCCACATCTTCCAGTCTTTGGTTTTTGGATTCTTTTTATTTTTCTTCTGCTTTTCTGCTTCACGAAACCAAGCTGGAACGTGAAGATCAAAAAGTTGATTTATATAGTCATTATCAGCAGTTCTTGCTGTCTCGTAGCCCTTTTTAATAAGCCATTGACGCTTTTGGCCGACATTGGCATTTCTCATGAATTTATGTGTCATATTATAAAGTGCAGGCTCCACCAGCGCAGCCCTGAGTATCATCTTGAGCTTCTTCTGGTTGGCTTACCTGTTTTAGTTCTTGTTTAACTGTATTTAATGCAGTCTGAGTATCGCCGTCAAAGCTGTTTGTATAATAAAGATTTTTAATTCCATACTTGTAGGCGAGCATTAAATCGCCAACGAGTTCGCCTTGACTTGGAATTTTATTAGTGTAGCGAGTGGTATTGTAGTAAAGGTTGGTCGAGATACTCATATCGACGAACTTCTGAAGAGCGGCGACAACCTTGAGATAACCAGAGTTGTTGGGCATTTCAAAAGCAAGGGTATACTTGTCCTTGTTCTTCTTCATATGAGGAACAACAACTGGAATAACGCCAGCCTTTGATCGCTTGTAAGAGATCAGCGAGCGGGGAGGCTCGATGCCGTTGGTAGATGACTGGATTACAGAACTGCTCTCGACAGGCATCAGCGCTGTTAGGGTGCTATGGCGCATCCCGTGCTTCTTGATGTCTTTACGCAGAGCTTCCCAGTCACAATGGAGCTTCTCGGTCACAAACTCATCGATATTCTTGCAGTAGGTATCGATTGGTAGGATTCCATCAGCGAACTTAGTTTCAGAGAACAGTTTGCAGGCGCCAAACTCCTCTGCCATCTTTACTGAAGCCTTGATCAGATTAAAACTGACAAGCTCCATAATTTTAGCGGCTTCATTGGCAGCTTCCTTGTCGGTATACTTTACGCCAAGATCAGCAAGGTAACCAGCAAGGTTGGTGACGCCAACGCCAAGACTGCGACGATTCTTGGCAAAGTTTGCGGCAGCGGGAACAAAGTAGTTCTGGTGGTCAATCAGAGAATCGAGCATTCGGACAATGATTTCGCATACAGACTCCATCTCATTCTTGTCTACTTCAAGTAGGTTGACGGCAGACAAAATGCATACGCCAATTTCACCGTTGGGATCGTTAAGATCCTTGATCGCCTTCAGGGGATGGTTTACCTCAAGGCAAAGGTTGCTAGTATCGACCTGTGCCTTCCAAGAGCCGTGAGTGTTGGCGTGATCAACATTCATCAGATAAATACGGCCAGTCTCGACCCTCTCTTTGGAGAAGAGATAGAAAAGCTCGCGAGCATTTACTGTCTTTTTGAACTTAATGCTCTTCGTCTTTTCAGCCGCCTCATAAATATCCTTGAACTCTGGCATCCCGAAATAGTTCCAAAGCTCGGGAACTTCGTGATAAGAGAACAGGGTAACTGACTCGTTCTTGATCAGGCGATCATAGAAAACGCGATCAAAACCAATGCAGTAATCGAGCTTACGAACGCGATTATCATCTGTACCAGCATTGTTCTTGAGGACAAGAATTTCTTCGATGTCGTGATGGAACCAAGCAACATTGACTGTTGCAGAGCCGCCGCGAATGCCGTTCTGATGGCAAGACTTCACAGTAGACTCAAACATCTTCAAGAAAGGAATGGGACCAGTGTGGCTGACCATTCCGCCCTTGACGGGCGAGTTTACGGCACGAATACGACTTGCATTGATGCCAATGCCATAACGGTTGCCAGTGGCAAAACCGATAGCGCTATTGTTTGCGAAGATGGACTCAAGAGTATCATCAACAGTGAACAGCGCACAAGAAGCATAAGACTTCAGAGTGGTTCTGACGCCTGCCATAATTGGAGTCGGCAGATTGATCTTGTGAAGACTGAAGTAATTATAAGCCTTTTTAATATAATTAATTCGCTCCCCCTTATAGTCCTTGAACAAGGTCATCGCAATCAGCATATAAGCAAACTGCGGGGTCTCATAAAGCTTCTTTGTGGTTCTGTTTTGAACAAGATACTTCTCACATAGCTGCTTGATACCAGCGTAGGTGAAATTAAAATCACGGTCGTGCTTCAGAGCCTCGTCCAGCTTATGCCACTCACGCTCATCGTACCAATTTAAAATCTCTGGATCGTAGACTTTATTTTTAATATTGTCTTTTACAAAGTCAATGAGCTTTGGAGCATTCTTGCCGCCCCAAACTTCCTTACGAAGATGGTAATTTAAAAGGCGCGACGCAACATATTGATACTGAGGCTTTTCCTCGGAGATCAAATTAGCTGCGGTCTCGATCATTGTATTATGGATATCCTTTGACGAGATTCCGTCAAAAAAAGACAGGTTGGCGTTCATACCAACCTCCTCAAAGGAAGTATCTGGAATACCCTGACAGGCCCAAGCCAAAACTCTATTGATTTTGTCAGCGTCAAACTTTTCCATTTCGCCGCTTCTCTTCTTAACAGTCATTTGCTTTTTCATAGAAAGTAAAAATAGGTAAGATATTTTACATATCAAACATTAAGTATTCGAACTAAAAACTCTTACCAAGAACTATTTGTAGTTCTTGATAAAAGAAAGTGTATTTAAGCGAAATCCATTATTCATATAAAATCCTTGAATTCTCGGATCTCCACCATTACACATATAAGTCATTGACAGAAAGTCAATGTTTTTTTCTAAAATAATTTTTTCGACTTCTTGCAAAATACGAATAGCCCCAAACATCGTTGGAACAAGCGTAAACCAATGAGTTTCATAAAGTCCAATTTTATTACAAGAAAAATCTTTTGAAATCAAACCAGTAAAAAGTGAAGCTGGTTTATTATCTTTATAATATGCAACGATAACCGATTTATCTTTATTTAACAAAAAAGATGAAACAACTTGATCGTGAATATGATCAACACTCCATTCGCCAAAAACATGTTTTTGGTGCTTTGTAATTTTAGCGATAGCTTCAGACTGCTCTCTGATTTGAAGACCGAGAGTTCTTAGCTCAGAAATTGTCGTAATTCTTTTAACCATTTGCAAGCTGCTTTATCAGAGTGCGAGCTTCTTTAGCGGGAACATCTGGCCAGTCTTTCCAGTTTTTAGCGTCTTCATTACGGTAAGTTTCTTCAGTCCAAAGTTGTCTGAGCCACTTTTTAAAGTCAGAAAACTCTGAAGCCTCACTATTGCTTGCGGCAAATTTCTTTTCGAGAATTGCCTGCGGAGAAACATCACTGTTACTAGAAGATGGAGTGGAGGTGATTGGCTTCTTAGAAATTTCATCCTCGCCAACAATATGAATGCCAAGGAAATTGCGAACAGTCCGAACAAAAGCTCGGTTAGCTGCGATTGTCTCAAGAAACTTCTGGCCAAAGCCATCGGTATTGTCGTAAGTAGCATTAGCTACGTCCATTGTAGTTAGAGATTCCCAAGCATCTTCTCCAGCCATTGGGTTTGTGGATTCTTGATTAGTCATCCAGTCGATTGTGCAAGTCGCAACGACATAATCCTTTTCAAGCTTGGGGAAAGCAAAAGTGATTCTATTGTAGCCGCGAAGCTTTGCTACCTCCTTGATTCCACCAAGCTTAATGAGAAGCTGTTCATCTCTGAGGTCTGGAGTATAAGCCTCTGGTACAGGGCGGTTTCTGCGCTCAAACCAATCCTTATTCGGATACAGGTGTGCGGGATTAACCATCGCACGCCAATTAACTGTGCCATCCTTATTTAGGATGTAGTTGACGTTAGAAAGGAAGCCGCGACTGTCGCGGAGAGTCGGTTTGTTAAAGGTTTGGTCGCTCATCTTTGTAAATATAGAAGTAGTCTGACTCTTGCCAGAATGTCTCATCGTCTACTATTTTAGCAGACTTGTCAAGCTTTGGCTGCTTCTTTTCCCAAAAAAGTTTGCACGAATAGATTTTATTTTCAGAAAAAATAATCTTTTCTGAATTAAAGAAACAGGTCTCATCGATTTGATTGATGTTTTCAACATCGCTCCTTTTTACATTCTCGTATTTTTCTAATTTAAAATCAAAAAATTTTTCAGCTAGTGTCGGCCACTGTTCGTTGAATGGTGCAGATAGATTTAATTTAATACCTAACTCTTTTACCTTTATTAAGTATTTTTCAGAAATTTCACTACTAGCTATGATGTTTAGGGCGCAAATCTTTGACTTTATTGAATTTAAAATATTTAAATCTATTTGTTTTGAAGTTATAATATTTACCTTGCAAATACTTGCAAGTCGAATAAGATTTTCTTCGTTAAAGTGATAATCCATTCTAACGTTACAGGTCTTATCTTTTATAAAGATTGGATAACTATTTGAGTCTGGTACTATTTCAATAGTAGGATTGCGGTAATCAGCGCCTATAAAAATAGTATTAACTAGATGCAAATCATTTGCGATATTAAGATGATCCAGCGCAGCTTTAGCAATGATTTCTGGTTTAATTGTGTTGATATTTTTTTCAGTCTCAGTAATAGAAAAAGAAGGCTTGCCCTCTTTAGCCCAATCAATTTCAATGAGTGATCTGTTGCTTCTTTTCCCCCAGATAGGAAAACAATTCTGGGCATAGCAGTAAGAATATAAGGCTACGATCTTTTTGTCGTAGTGTCCGGCCAAGTGGGTCGATAAACTATCGATTCCAAGGTATAAGGAACTGTTTTTAATGAGATATGCTAACTGCCTGATACTAGTCTTGCCCCTGAGATCAAGATCCACTCCTGTAACGCTTTGATCGCTTTCTACTCCTACGTGAACGATTTTATAATCATTGGTATATTCTCTAATGTATTGGAAAACCTTCAACCAGTAATCATAATGTCTGGAGTTCCCCTTGCCGCTGGTTTGAAAAACAATATATTTGTCCAGTGCTATTGGATAATACTGCTCTAAAATAAACGGCTTATCAATTTTAACTCCACAAGAAAGGGCGTAACGCTCAAGAATGTGCATTTTCGGAATAAAGATTTAATTCGATAACATCGGCTCCATTGTGCTGATAGTCAAAAAGCTTTTGGGTTCCAAAGTGTGGTAAAAATGCAATATTGAAATATCCTTCGTAGCCACCGTGACCTTCCATTGTTAGCAAATTTTCCATAAATGGACTAAAAATAATTGTTTTATGGATTAATGGATTACCTTCTAAGATATTTAAATATTCAGGTTTTGTTGCAAAATAAATATTAAAATTTGGATAAAGTTTTTTAATTGATGGTAAAAGAGAAGTAGACATAAATACGTCTCCAGCGCTCTCGGGCATTACAAATAAAATTCTTTTGCCTTTGTCATCTTTATCTAGTATGTCAGAAAATTCAATTTTAAGATTTTCTTGATTTTCTTTTACGGCTACGCTTTTAAAATAATTTAAAATTTGCTGCCTAGGTATGCCGTTGTTCAATTGACTCATCCAGCTTTTTACGCCGTCGTCGTCTGAATTAACTTTTACTTTTAAAATATTTTGATAAAGATCAATAACCCACTCTAAATTTTTTAGCTCTTCTTTTCCATTATAATTTGGATCGCGAGGTACAAAAGAAGTATTAAAATCCCATTCAATCTTGGGAGCTTCGTCAATAATTTTTTCAAGTTGTCTGCCAATAATCTCAGCCGATAAGTTATCGATAACAAACTTTCTAGCCGCTTTCCCCATTTCGGCGCGTTTAGTTGGATTCATCTTGTATACCCTTTCTATCTTTTCCGCAATCGACTCTGGAAGCGTAGTAGCTTTGATAAAGTTGCTACCAGGCTCGTAATAGGGTTTCCAGTTTAGAGCTAAACCGCCGCTTTCTTCGGTACAAAAATCTTCACCACAGGAATAGTTTGTAACTAATGTCACAAGTTCAGTTAACTTTGCTTCAGTAATTGGAATTTCTTGCCCACCGCTTGTAAATGGATGGCAATACAAATCCATTAAATTATAAACTTCATTTAACTGAGGCTCGGAAACTCCGTCTACAATGCTTGTTGTTTCAACTGCGCCCTTAGCGCCGCAATATCTGCACTGAATTTTTTGCCCAACAAAAGGTTTGACTTCAAACTGCTTACAGCTTTTACAAAAATAAGTGGTAAGAATATCAGAATTGTTAAGACCAGAATCATTAATTAGTCTAGGAATATCCCAGCCTTCTGACCAGTGAGTGTGAAGAAGAAGTTTTGTTTTTAGCTTGGGATTTTTATCTTTAAAAATTTTAAAGCCTTGCAAAAGATTCGGCACACTTTTACGAAGCTGGTTTCGAAAGACGAAGCCGATAACAAATTCATCAGAAAGATTAAACTCTTTTCTTAGAAGAGCGCGATCTTGGTCATTTAATCTGTAGAAAGCGGAGACTTCTCCGGCCCCCCGCAATGTCTTGATTGCGCCGTCACCATAACCAAGACGCTTGACTTCTTTAGAAACAAAAGAAGCCCAAGCATAGTAATGCTTTACTTTTGGTATAATTCTCAAAGCATCTGGATATATTGGAAGCGAGTCCAATGTTGTCCAAATCATACAGTTTTCATTCCACCATTTTTTGTCAACTAGTGGAGACAGCGCCCAAATATCTTCAATTCCAATGTAAAAATCAGGCTTTACTTCTTTTATTAAATTATCAATTTCGTACAGACCATACGCAGCAGTCCTTATTTTAACTTGATCTCCACCAAGAGACTGCATTTTTGCGTTATCTGGTAAAGTGCCATAAGCTCTCCAAGGTAAACTTTTTAATTCGTCAGAGTCTTTAGTTTTTGTGTTTGCAAATTCAACAAGATCATACTTGCCAGTCTTATGTAAATAGCGAAGAACATTTCTCATATTCTTGCCAAACCCCGTAAAGACTCTACTATGATTGCTATGGAGAACTACGGTTTTTTTCATACTGATGCTTCAAAGAATACGCGAAGATAATTTTCCATATACTGGGCGATAAGCTCGGCCTCGCCAAGCTCAAAGCCGATCAGGAAGGATTGCTCGCCCTTCTTGATGCTAAACGAGAAAGCGTCTTCGCCACTCTTCTTCTGGTACGGCCCAAACATAATTGATGTTGTTGAGCCCTGATAAGCGTGAACAGTAGAGAACTTAGACGAGCATCTTACTGCGCGAATAATCGATGCCGCCTCCGTCTCGTTAAGCTTGAGCGCCGCAGTCTTCTCTGGGTTCTTGGCGTTTTCTGAGAATGAGCCCTTGCGGGTCTGCTCATTCCACCCTGCCTGCTTGACGAAGCTTACGTAAAGATCTGGAGCTTCGCCTTTTGTCTGATCCTTGTCCTTGTAAGATGCGTTAAAAGATACCGCTGTACCTGTATTCGACTTGTTGGGTTTATAAAAATTAAGGCGCATAAATCATCAGTTTAACGATGATAAATGCGCCCGTTCTGATTTAAAGAACTTTTATTCGATAATAACGCGAGAAACGTCGTTCTCGTTCCACTTGGTTTCGTCCATTGAACCTTGCACCTTTTTCTTCTTGCGACGATACTGAGAATAGCATACAGCGGCGCGCTGCTTTTGATTGGGGTACTCTTTGTTCATTGTCTCAGAGCCCATGCAGGAGGAGATGAAATCGTCCTCTTCTTGATTTTTCTTAGGAGTTGGTAGTGGCATATATTAAATTTACACTGAGATTACGCTTCTATCCACCGAAGATTGGCTTCATTCCACTGATAAACTTTACCGTCATTTGGGTATGGAATTGGAGGTTGCCAGTCTAAAGTTGTTTCGTTAAAAGTCCAAGATATGTAAGGTTGGGGGGCAATAAAAGCGTCGCGCACGGCGTCATAGCGGTAACCAATTCCAGCATAGCGCACGCGGATATTATTATTATAGGATGTGCGAACACATTTCTGATTACGGAAGTTGCCATACCACTCTTCGGGAGATAGGCCGTCAATAAGTTGATTTTCATCAATACCGACAATTACCTCGGTAACTATATTATTGCCATTTAAAAATGCGTAATGTGCCATTGTTAGAATGTAACTGTTCCGGTTCCTGCCGTAAATGTGCAAACTTTATCTGCACCGACAGTTGTAGTTGTCTGAGTTAGGCCACCTGAAATTGTTGGTGTTAGTCCACTTGGAAATCTTAAAATAACTATTCCAGAACCGCCGTTTCCACCTGAGCCGCTAACAATACCAATGCTAGTTGTAAGATTACCGCCACCACCGCCGCCGCCAGTGTTAGCTGAACCATTTGAGCCATTTATAGTTAAAGCGGTTGCACCAGTTCCACCAGCACCTCCACCGCCAGTGCCGCCGCTGCCGAGAGTTCCGGGAATGCTTCGGGCATCAAAACCACCACCGCCACCGCCTGCATAAGTTACGGACGAACCGCTTATAGAGGAAGCGGAGCCATTTCCGCCAGAACCAGCAATGCTAATGCCTGCGTTACCGCCAACGGCTCCAGCGCCACCACCACCGCCTCCTCTTCCAGCTTGACCAGAGGAGTACATTGCGCCGCCGTTATTTCCACCGTTTGAACCAGTTCCGCCAGCAGCAGTGCCAGTGTCTCCACCGCCAGCGCCACCACCGGAGCCACCGTTTAATCCGGCAGTATTTGGTCTTGCGCCGCCTCCACCCCCCAAGGAAGTTATGCTAAAGACTGAATCACTGCCTGTCGTACCGTTAACTGCTGTATCGCCATTTTGACCAGGCGCACCGCTTCCACCGGCACCAACAGTTAAAGTGTACGCAACTCCTATGGATAATTCCACTGATCCAGTTCGCATTGCGCCAGCGCCGCCGCCGCCACCGCGAGTTGTTCCACCACCGCCGCCGCCCGCAACTACTAAATACTCAACATTTATATTCTGACTTCTGGAAGGAACATTAATATAACGATTAGCTGGAAACCAATCAGCTACCTGACTAGACGACACCATTCTCTTTAGCGGATTAGCCATTATGAAATTCTATTAACGTAGCCAGAAATCGTAATAACGTTTGTTGTCCCAGCATAAGCGTAAATTGTATTCGCCGCTGAACCTGTGCCAGTTAATACTAATCCGGGAACAATTAAGGTCAATCCAGAAGTTGCTGGAATTGATATTTTTATATCATTATCAACCGCAGTGGTTCCACCATACTGAATAGTAAGGGTAACTGCGCTAGCTGATGAATTATATGCATACAACCATACCTCATCAATAACTGAAGACGATGTTCCAGTCGCGTGGATTGTGGTTCCAGTTGATGTTGTGGCTGCAACTTTAATGGCTTTGCCTTGGGTTGAGCCCGATAAGAGTACTTTTGAGAATGTTGCCATTTTTTAAATTAGCTAAAGACTTGGTTTGCGATGACGTTTTGATCGCTATCTGGGGCGGTGCCGCTGGTTCCACTGGTGCCTGATGTGCCAGCGGCGCCTTGAGGGCCAACTAATCCAGCAGGAATTACAGTAGAAAGATTCATACCCTATTATTTACACTAAAAAAAGAGCCGAATCTGCATTCGGCTCAGTGGTTTTAGGGCTTAAGTTTTTGTCAGCGAGCGGTGATTCTTCGACCTTGAAATGTCACGGCAGTGACCTTGCTCTTTGCGAAGCGACGATTACGGCCAGAGTTACGGTCCTCTACAGTAATAAGAGATGGGCCAAACTCTACCAGACGAGCATTAATAGTCTCGGTAGCGGTCTCAAGGCCGAAAAAGCGACCTGCGGTATTTAGGATAGTAGTGAGTGCGCGATTATTCTTAGTATTCATAGTTTTTCTATTTCCAGAGATTATAGAACTCGCGGATCTTATTGTCAAGTTTTTTTTCTACAAAAAGTTTATGAGCCATTTTATAGTAATAAGCTTCTGATTTATTTATCCAGTATCTCAATTTGATATGATTTCTGACTCCAAATGTCATATATTCTGCAATTATTTTTGAATTAAAATATACAAAGGTAAAAATATCAGCTGCCTGTCTGTACGAGTGAAGTTTTGTTTTGTTTAAGCCATAAGAATTTACAAAAGCTGAAAAGCTTTCATCAGAAATATTCATCGCCTCTCGCGCGTTCCATAAGTCAATATAAATATTAGCATTGGCTGCGTATTCAAAATTTAAAAATTTAAATTCTTTATTTGAAAAAATAATATTTTCTGGGCATATGTCAAAATGGCAAACTCCACAATCTTCAAGATTGGATTGATAAGTATTTTTAAATAAAGTTTTAAGCGATAAAATTAATTGTGAAACTGGAAAAGGGTCATATATCATCGTAGCCTCAAGTGGACACATTCCATTAAAAATTTTTAAAGTATCGTCTTCATTTTTTATCTTAATCTGATGCATTTTTTTCAAATCTCTAGCAAAAGAATTAATAAAATTAAATTTAGAGCTTAGTGGATAATTTGAAACATCTGAAAGCAAAATTCCATTTGGTCCTTCAAAACAAATAAATTTAAGAATATCATTCTCTTTTGAAGAGCAAATAATTTGAGGGTGAAAAGAAAAATTATTTTCTATTAGCTCTTTCCAAAAATTTGGAAGATCTGGAGATAAATTAAGCTTTATCGTTAAAGCTTTTTTACCACTTATCGCAGTATAGCAATCGTATAAAACTTCTGAAGATTTTTTTTCTAATTTTACTACATCTGTACCGAGGGCTGATTTTATCAAGCGCTTGATTTCTTCAAGCATTTCATTCTCAATTGGGAGAATATCGGTGCTCTGTATTACGTGTCGAACGAAATTTTTTTGATTTTCCATCAACTTTTATTGTCCCGTTATCTAATGATACGACAATATCATTATATGAGCCGGAAGCTAAAACGTCAACGATCTTTGTTTTTAATTCGTTCTCTATAAAGAAGATAATTTTTCTCGCTCCATCGCTTGAGCTTTTTGTCTCGTTAAGAATAAATCCATAAACTTCTTCTGAAACGTTAAATGTTATTTGTTTGTCTTTAAGGCTCTCTTTGATCTTGGAAATTTCTTTGTCAGCAATCTTTCGTAAAGCGTCATCTGTCAAGGAGTTAAATATAACAATATCATTGAGTCGAGCTAAGAACTCTGGACGGAAAAACTTTTGCAAGTTTTCTTTGACAACGTCCTTAGTCAAGGCTTTCGCGGCTGCTTGGAAGAATCCCATTCTTTTGTTATCTGCAAATTGGAAGCCGACATTGCCAGTCAAAATGATGATGGAGTTTTTAAAATCAAGCTTGCGCCCAACTGAGGTTGTCAGTTGGCCATTGTCCATAATTTGCAGTAATACATTTATAACATCTGGATGAGCCTTCTCAACCTCATCAAACAAAAAGATACTAGATGGGAACTTCTGAAGCTGCTCAGAAAGAATATTGGATTCGCCAAATCCAATGTAACCAGGAGGTGAACCGATAAGCTTTGATACCGAAGCCTGCTCCATAAACTCTGACATATCAAGTCTAACTAAACTAGACTCGCTGCCAAAAGCCTCCATTGCTAAAGTCTTAGCAAGATACGTTTTCCCAGATCCTGTCGGCCCCAAAAACATAAAACTGCCAAGAGGTCTATTGGATGATGAAAGACCAAACGAAGACCTAACAACGCAGTTAGAAATTTTTCTCAAAGCTTCATCCTGTCCAAATACGTGCTTTTGCAGATTTGTAAAAATGTTTTTGAACTTTGAATCAGAGACGTTGGCATCTATGAATACACCAATCTTATCGGATAAAGCGGCATAAAGATCCTGCTTGCTTACTTCTTTTTTAGAGTCCTTGAGCGACGAAAACCATTGATTGTACCTGTCCTCGTATTCCTTTACTATAAAAGAAATTTCGTCCTCTTCTGTTGTACCAGCAAGCTTTTTTTCCAAGTCCTTAAATAGCTCTGGTCTGGCGTAGATTTTAATCTTTGACTTTGAGCCTACGTGATCCATCAAGTCTATCGCCTTGTCTGGGAATCTTCTATTAGTAATATACTTTTCGCAAAGATCAACAACGCCTTCCAAGATTTTATCTGGGTAATGTACGGCGTGAAACAACTCGTAGTGATTCTTTATGTTTTTAAGTATTTTTAACGTATCCTTCTTTGAGGGTTCCTTGATGAACAAAGGCTCAAAGCGGCGATTCATTGCCGAGTCGTTCTGGAAGTATTTCTCGTATTCTTTCTGGGTTGTTGCGCCAATACAACTGATCTCATCACCAGCAAGATAAGGCTTTAAGATATTTGATGCATCAAGAGACCCCTCGTCATTACCCATTCCAGTAATTGTATGAATCTCATCGATAAACAGAATGATATTCTTTTGCGCCTTAACTTCATTTAGGATCTTATGGAGACGCTCCTCAAACTGGCCGCGAAGGTTTGTGCCAGCGACAAGAGCGGTCATATCAAGCTGCAAAATAACCTTGCCAAGAAGAAACTCGGTACAATCTCCAGCAACAATATGTTTTGCCAATAGCCCTACGATAGCGCTCTTGCCTACACCAGCTTCTCCAACAATGATTGGATTCTTCTTTTGTTTGCGGCAAAGGATTTCTGACATCTGCTCGACTTCTTTTTCTCTAAAGCAGATGAGGTCAAAATCTCCCTTAGCTGCCTTCTCATTGTAATTAATACAATAGCTTTTGATTGAGGCAGATTTTAAATTAGGCTCAGATCCTTGAGTTGGAGCAGAAACCTTTTTCTTTGGGTTAGAAATATTTTTACACCCAGAATCAATCTTTTCGGCAATGTATCCAATATCAATACCATTCTTTTTAAAGAATTTTTTAATAAACGGAGAGTGAGTTAACGCTGATCTAAAGATATGTTCTACTCCGGTATAGTTTTGGCTGTACTGCTTTGAGTACGTAAGAGATTCGGAGATAATCTTATTAGAAATCTGATCAAATTCCGCGTTTTCTTTTGAAGATCCTTTGACAGTTGACGGAAGCGCTTTCCATACAACATCGGCAAGCTCTTGTGGAGAAATCTTTATTCCGCTAAAAGCCGAGTTCACAATCATCGAGTCCGATTTTAGCAGGGCATAAAACAGGAAGCCATCGCTTATTTCAGCGATTTTTTTCTCTATGCAAGCTTGTTTGGCAACGTCTAAGACTCTTTTGGCCTTTGGCGTGAAATTGATTTCTTGCACTGTATTCATTTACACTGTTTAAGATTCTAAATCAGAAAGCTTTGTATAAATTTTCTCGTTCAAGATTGACAGTGTATTTAAAAATATAGAATCGTCAGATTTATTTCCATACACAATTACAATCTCATCTTCCTTTGGGGTGCGACCTTCGCCTTCATAATACCTTGTCATATTATCTTGGCGACCATCCATTAACCGGCAAGAGATCTGGCCATACTCATCGGACAGTTTGATGAACAAATAGTTATTACCATTTCTGCTAGTCTTTTTGCGAGCTTCCTTAACAATCCCAACCATCTTCACTGCTTGTCTTGGTTCTGATTGCAGAACTTCATAGCTGGTTAGCAAAGCGTCAGAGTCGGTATCTTGGAACACTTCCTTCAGCTTGTAAGTATAGCTGTATCCAAGAAGCCGCTTCTCAAAAAACCAATTAGCGAACTTCTCGTATTTCTTATTCATTTCGTAAATACGCTTGAATGGTTCGTACTTAGCTTTGAAAGTATTGTAGCGTTTTTCGGACATCAGGGCTTTGCCATCATCTGCAACTTGTTTATTCTTCATCGCTTCAGAGATAGTTGTCAAGACATCGTAGCCATATTTTGGCGCCAGAAGTTTTACATTTCTCTTCTCGCGATCAGTAAGAACATTATAAGTCTGGGCTTCAAGCACAAGTCTGCAACGCTTTTCCGAAAAGCTGGATAGGGTTCCGGCTTGAATCAGCGCAGAAAGAACTCCGATATTCAAGCTAGCTTCTTTGGCTCCGTCGAAACAATCAATTTTATTTGAAAACTCTCCTTGGCGAAACTCAAGTAGCTTGGAAAGAATCTTGTCTGAAACGCCCTTAATGGCATTTAAGCCAAAGCGAATATTATTATCTTCGATTTCAAAATCCGGCTTAGACTTAACCAAATCTGGGGCAAGCAATCTGATTCCAAAGAAAGGAAGTTCTTGAGAGATTGTCTCGATCTCTTCGTGCGGATCTGGTTCGTGTCTAGAAGACTTGAGTAGAGCCAAGAAGAACTCCTTGGGATAATTAAACTTTAAATAAGTCGTGAGGGCAGAAAGTGTGGCATAACTTGCTGCGTGAGAAAGATTAAACGAATAGTTTGCACTGTCCTCGGCCACCTTCCAAAGGACATCTGCAATTTGCGAATCAAGATTATTTTCCCTTACCTTGTTTACAATCTTCTCTTTCCAAGCTGGCATCTCACTAACTTTCTTCTTGCCAATGATGCGCCGGACAGTTTCGGCTTCATCAAGGGTAAATCCAACCTTGACAATCATCTTCATTAGCTGCTCTTGGAAGATTGGGATGCCGCCAGTAATGCTAAGGATGTCGTCGAAGAACGGGTGAACAGATTGAAAATCTCCGGTCTCGACGTACCTAGCATACTGGTCTAGGAAGTCCAATGCTCCGGGTCGGGCAAGAGATAGTACGCAGGCAAGCTCAAGCATATTTCGCGGCTTGACTTTTTTGCAAACGTGGAAGTTTGTGTTGGCTTCAATTTGGAACAAGCCCTTTGGATTCTTTAGGTCTTGCAGAAATCCATAGGTTGAAGGCTGGTCAAAATTAACTGTTTTAAAATCAAGTCCAAGCCTCTGACAAGTATCAAACACGACAGAGAGTGTTCGAAGCCCAAGGATATCGAACTTAACTGTAATTTCTGATACGTTGTTCATATCGTATCCAGAAACAACCTCTCCATCTCCAGTCTTCTGAAGCGGCATAATATCCTCGTTATTATAATAAGAGATTGAGATGCCGGATGGGTGAACGCCAGTATTCTTGTTCAATCCCTCAATTTTCTTGGCGATCTTGAATACTTTAGGATTCTTATCGCAGAACGCTCTGAAGATTTCGCTTTCATCGTAAGCGTCCTTCAAGGCAAACACTTTTCCAAACTGCTTTGGGATAGAGTCACTTACCGCATTAACCTCGTCCTCTGTCATCTCTCCGACGATCTTGCCACACTCTTTAATGCAGAGTTTTCCTGTCAAAGTATTCATAGTCAAGATCTTACAAGTCTTGCCTGAATACTTAGTCTTGATGTAATTGATTACGTCCTGACGGCGAGAGAACTCAATATCATTGTCTACGTCAGGCATCAGTGAGCCATCGAGATAAGTGACTCCGTCCACCACAATCTTCTTTGCACGGCTCTTTGAGACGAAACGCTCAAAGAACAGTCCGTTCTTAATCGGGTCTACATTGGTAACCCCAATAAGAAAGAGAATAAGAGAACCAGCAGCAGAGCCACGCCCATAGCCAGTAGGAATGCTATGCTCATGAGCGTAATTAAGAATGTCCCAATTAAGCAGGATATAGTCAGTGAAGCCCAGTTCTTCAAAAACTGAAAGCTCGTATTTTGCTCGTTCATAATATTCTTTTTTATTGTTAAGTTTGTCGATGCCTTTTTCCTTGACTGCCTTGAGGCAGAGTTGGCGGAGGAACTCATAGTTTGAAACAGAAGGTGAGATGCCGAGACTCTCGTAGTGGCGGGCATCTATCTTGATCTCTGGAAGTCGTACGCCCGGAGGAACCGGATGCTCATACTTTTGAAAGCAGGCGTTAAAATCGATCATACGTTTACCTCCATAATAAGCTTGCGGAAAATCTTATAATTCATTGTGATATCGTATAGCGCATTGTGTAGCTTACTGGGGTCGTGATCAATTGCAAAGTGCTTCAGCATAAAAGCTTGGCTGGTCTTTAAACCCTTTTCATGAAAGTTCATCAGCTTCATCTGCCAAGGTAGTAAGTCGCCAGATGGCTGGATGCCCTTGAACATTGCCGTTGATAGCGCGCGCGTGTCAATGCAACGATTCATAAAGCTCCAGTTATTCTGGATTCCAATTGTGCCCATCATTGTGTTCAGAATATAAATGTCATAATTCAAAATATTCTGGCCAACAAGAAGGTTGCTGGAGTCATAAAGATACGGCGCGAATTTCTGCCACACATCGATTGGTGGTTTAGCCTTTGAAAGATAAGAGGACTTGTCAAACCCAGTTATTCTCGCCGCTTCATCTGAAACATTCAGATCAGAGTACAAAACAAATTCGTCGTGCGACTCAAGGATTTTTTCCCCTTGGCAAACAATCCAAGAAAGCTGCCAAGGACGAGAAGAGGTAAGAGACAAGCCTTCGGTCTCAGTATCAAATACTACAAACTTCTGATTAAGATTTTGTTTTAAAAGTGTATTCACGATGCCTCCTTCCAAGATTGGAAACAGAACTCTTTGCTCGCACAACCATTAACCTCTGGAGCCGAAAGCGTCTGATGCTTTCCCATTCTTCTGTTGCAAGCAATTTTATAAGTTAACCAAGCCTCATAGTCATCTCTATTTTTGTAATAGATTGACTTAACCATTACTGGGGTAGCGGTCATTGACTTTACAGCCTCTCCAATTACAGAATCAAAAGGAAGTTTATTATTTTCCGTAAAAAATATGTGATCGAAATCTTTCAAAAATGTAGGCATGCAGTTTCTAAAGTGCTGCCAGTTCTGCCAAACAAAACTGTCGTAGAATGGAATAGTTAGCAAGATGTCATCACTCAAGCGTGATGCTAGGTCATCATTAGAGATGATGCCGTCTTTCTCTGTATTCGCGTAAGTGAATATTTTGCTTACGCTTTTAAAGCCGGAATCATTCTTAGCGAAAAGAATCACTTTGCTTTTAGAAGTGTCGATAGACTCGTAAGAGTTGCAAATATCCATCCTCAATCCGAATCTAAGATGAATGTCGTGCTTTGCACAGGTCTTGAACGCCGTCAAGAACCCTGTCAGAGAATCTTCTACCAAATGCAGCGTCTTCAGATTATTCTCTAGCGCAATCTGGACAATGCTGTCTGGACCGTCTTTTTTCTGCTTCTCTGGCTCGGCCAGAGTCAGAATGCTTTTCCCTACAGAAAAGCTAGACTTGAATAGTGGGATCATACCACTATCTTACAGACTTTCAATCCTGTGTCAAGTGTTTTGGGCACCCAGCATAGTGTTCTTTTGTGATCTTGTGTCCATCTTTTGCCATTTTAAAAGCCTCTTCCTTATCGTCCTCAAAAAAGCTTTTTATAATTTTATTATCCTTATCTCTTAGAGCGTAATAATTAAAACTAAATTTATATGGGCAATGCCACTTTGGCTTGCCATCTTTCTTTAATTCGCCCT